CTCACTGCGTGCGGCGACAGACACCGAGATCGAGGTGAGCGGTGGCGATGGTGTCTCGCTGGCTAAGGTGACCAAGCAAAGAGATTTGGAGATCGAGGGTGAGTTCGGGTTTGGGTTGGATGTGGTGGCGCTTGGCATCAATACGCGCGGCAAGGATGTGACCTCGTGTGTGGTTGTGACGTCTGATGTGGCTAAGCGGAAGAAGCGGAAGCGGCCACGGGGAGCGATGCAAAAGACGCTGGTGCGGGCATTGCAAAATGCGCTTGTCGATCACGGCAAGGCCGTGAACGATTCTCGATGTGTAGTTGTAGATGAAGACCGCTGGCAGGAAGAGGCTTTTGTCCTGATGAGTGGCGAACCAAAGCATAAGTGGACAAATTTCCGGCGCGCTGCGGACAGTCTCATTGGTGATGATTTTGTCGGATATAAGGATCACATGGCATGGGTGTTGGAGTGATGCGCAATGCCAACGACTTTTACACAATTGTCAGCGGGGTTCTTTGCCTTGGATTGTCCAAGGTGGAGTGCCTCTCCACCGCTGGCGAAGGGCGGGCGATGATGCCTTTTGACATTGTCGCCCGCCCAACGAAAGGAAAAACGATGGAATGGACAACCGAGTCGATTGCAGCCTTAAAAGACGGATATAGAATGGGGCAGGCGGCGGCGGGAATTGCAGATTTACTGGGTACGACTAAGGGCGCGGTTGTCGGCAAGGCTCACCGCATGGGGCTGCAGCACCCCGACGCAATTTTGCCTAAGCTGCGAGTCAAGCCGCCGGCACTGGTCCGCTCCACAATACGAAAATGTCAGTTTCCACACGGCCATCCAAGGGCCGTTGGGTTCCATTTTTGCGGTGAAACGATACGACCAGACAGCTCCTATTGCGCTGCGCATCATGCAATCTGCTACCGGACTAAAAGTCAGGAGAGGGATGTGGAAAAGGTTCACACCAAACAATGGTAATGAAAATAGTGATTGTCATTTTTGCCCTTACGTTCGTTCTCATCTTCGGGCTGCGGTTTACTCAGTGTCAAAAATTGAACGATACGCTGGCTAACCGGCTGGACGATATTGACGAGAATTATTGGGTATTCAAACGCTACCCATGATCGAAAAAACCAAATGTGTGATGTTTTTGCACTACCGCAAACTACCGCAAAGTACCGCAATTGCGGTAGTCGCAAATGCCGGTGAACTACCGCATTTACCGCATTCCTCTTAGGGAATGCGGTAGTGCGGTATCGGATGACCTGGAAATAGGGGGGTAAAATGGTTGAGAGAGAAATTGCGGTAGCTGTCAGAAAGTATTGTGCTGAAGTTGATGGGCTGGTGGGTTTCTTCTTAGAGGCAGCGGATACTGAGAGACGGTTGCCGGGTGCGATTGATCTTAGGGCGAAGACTGCATGGCCTGAGACGATGCCGGATGTCGAGCTGGCTTATGGGTATGGCGAGGTTGAGGTGAGGTTGGGGCCGGCGAGTGCAATTTCGGTCAGGAATTACGATTGGGCATTGAGAGTGACTTTGGCGATGGATGTGGATGACGCTAAGTTAGTGTGGGCATGCGCTCACAGCGCCTTCAGGAGAGCGCGAGGGCCGGCATGGGCAAAGGTAGGCAGAATGAGGGGAATGCACGCTGAAACGGTTCGTCGGCGGTTCGAGCGCAGTTTACTAGAATGTTGGTATAAATTAGATTATTACGCGAAACGTGTGGACGAAGCGTGCGAAATAGCGGTATAAATAGTTACGCTTTGGGGCGCTGACGAAAAATGCTAAGTCCCTTAATCGCCGCCCGGTTGACGAACCGAGAGCGGCTTTTTTATTGGGTGATATGTCAAAACGAAAACTAACAGAGAAAGTCTTCACGGAGATTTTGCAGTTGATCGCAGAGGGTAAAAGCCTTCGATCGATCTGCGACCGAGAAGACCGCTTCCCGGCTTGGCGCACGTTCTTGCAATTCGTGAAAGACGACGAGGCAGCTTATGCGCGATATCGGAAGGCGAGGATAGACCAGGCGGAAAGCTTGAGGGATTACTTGCTTGAGCTTACGCAGCGTGAGCTGCCGGTTGATAAGCAGTTTGCCAACGCGGAAGTGCAGCGCCGGAAGCTGGAGGCCGACGTAATCAATAGGATGATTGGGTCAGCTCAGAGCCGGGGGCTGCGAGACAAGACGGAGGACAAGCCAGATCAACCGACGACGTTGACCATCAAGTGGGGCGACGACGGTGCGACGGAGGTGACGACTGACGTGCCAGACAACGGGTTGAATTCTAACGGCGAGGGTCAGCGTTCCGCGCGCGAGAATCTGCATTAGGTGTACGTGTTTCCGTACGTGTCAGGTTGGCAACCTGAAGGTCAAGCCAGTGATATCAATAGGTTAGCGGACGTTCCCCGCAATCCTCCCGCAATCGGTCAGCAAAAACTTTTTGTTTTTCGTTAAGGCGACCCCCTACCCCCCCAGGTTCGCCCGCCGGTTGTCTATAGCATTAACCCGTACACAACTGAGGCTCACAGCCTCTGAGGCCTGATGCCAAATATATATAAAAGATTGGTCAGCCAGATGAAGGCGAAGGGTGCAAACAACCCGCACGCCGCAGCGACGGCGGCCCTTCAAAAAACAGGAAATATGAAAAAGGGCACCCGCAAGCTCACCGAGAAGGGCAAGCGCCGATCGATCATGGGCGCGGCGGGCCGCGCCAAGGACCGCGCCGCCAAGGAGTCAGGCCGCTCGCCCAGCGCTTACAAGTACGACCCGCGAACCAATAGCGCCACATTGAAATGAGAGACTACAAGTCCGAGTACGCCGGCGAAACCCGCGATAGAAAGGACAAGCGCGCGGCCCGCAACCGGGCCCGCTACAGCCTTATGAAGGAGGGGCGCGTCAGCAAGGGCGACGGCAAGGACGTAGATCACAAGAACCGCAACGCTTCGGACAACCGCCCAAGCAACCTACGAGCCATCAGTCGAGCCGCCAACTTAGCAAGAAAACGCAAATGAGCGCCTGGCAGCGCAAAGCCGGCAAGAACCCGAAAGGTGGCTTGAACGAGAAGGGGCGCCGCTCCTACGAACGAGAGAACCCCAACAGCAATTTGAAGGCACCAGTAAAGAAGGGCGACAACCCAAGACGAGCAAGTTTCCTGGCGCGCATGGGCGGCATGAAGGGCCCAGAGCGCGATTCGAAGGGCCGCCCCACCCGTCTTCTGCTCTCTCTGCAAAAGTGGGGTGCATCTTCGAAGGCGGACGCCAAAAGCAAGGCTTCCGCAATAAGCAAGCGCAACAAGAAATGAACAACCCTCCCGCCCTGTGAGGGGGCGTCCCGTGTCCCTGCTCTCTCCACGGGGCGCCACATTAGAAAGAAAGCAATGAGCCTTTACAAAAACATTAACGCCCGCAAGGCAGCCGGCACCAGCCGGCCAAAAAAGAAAAGCACCGTCAGTAGCAAGTCATACGCCGCGATGAAGGCGGGCTTTCCGAAGAAGAAGTCGGTGATGAGCCGCTATTGATGACTGAGGCAACAATCGACATAGGCTACACTCCGCGACCGCTTCAGCGGGAGATGCATGCCATGCTCGATCACAATCGTTTCAATGTGATTGTCGCTCACCGCCGTTTCGGAAAGACGGTTGCGATGATCAATCACATGATCAAGCGCGCGATTGAGGAACAGCGCCCCAACCCGCGTCTGCATTATGTAAGTCCGACTTACCGTCAGTCTAAACTGGTGGCTTGGGATTATCTCAAGACATTCACCGAGGGCATACCGGGCACAAGATACCACGAGACAGAGTTGCGGTGCGACTTGCCCAACGGGGCCCGCATAACGCTACTCGGGGCTGAGAACCCTAGTTCCTTGCGTGGAATTTATAGTGACTTTTGCGTGATGGACGAAGTGGCAAGCATGCCGGAAAGCATATTCCCCGAGATCATTCGCCCCGCCCTGTCGGATCGAAAGGGGGGGTGCGCCTTTATCTCGACGCCCCAGGGCCACAACTATTTTTATGATCTGTGGGAAGTCGCGGACATTACGAAGGGATGGTCGCGAGCGATGTACCGGGCAAGTGAGACCGGCATTGTAGACGACGACGAGTTAGAAGCAGCGCGCGCCACGATGACAGAGGATCAGTACAACCAGGAATTCGAGTGTTCCTGGGTAGCGAACGTCCCCGGCTCAGTCTTTGGCAAGGAGCTGCAAGAGTCAGAGGACAAGGAGCGCATTACGAGCGTGCCATACGATCCTCAATATCGAGTGAATACGTATTGGGACCTGGGCGTTCATGATTATACAGCAATATTCTTTGCACAGGAAATTGGGCGCGGAGAGATTCACGTCATCGATTACTACGAGAATAGAGGCGAGGGCTTGCCGCACTATGCGAGCGTCCTCGATCAAAAGGGATATTTGTACGGCCAACATTATGGGCCGCACGATCTTGAGGTCCGCGAGTTAGGCACAGGGAAATCCCGACGAGAAATGGCATATGAACTGGGGATAGCCTTTCGTACCGTCTCGCGGATACCTCTTGAGGACGGCATACACGCCTCTCGCATGTTGATACCGCGATGTTATTTCGATCGCGACAATTGCCGCCAAGGATTGGAAGCGCTGCGACACTATCACCGTGCTTGGAGAGACAGAACGCGCGACTTCGCGAATTCGCCAGTTCACGATTGGTCAAGCCACGCAGCCGATGCGTTCAGGACAATGTCCGTTGGAATGAAAACAAAACGAGACCCCGACCGCCATCTGCCACCTGTAGCAGACAACTCTTATAACCCTTTCGGAGCAATCGCATGAGTTTTCTTGTGGGAAAGCAACCAAAGCAACAGCCGTTGCCCCCGCCGCCACCAGTACCGCCGCCACCAGCAATCAAAGTGCCTGGAACCGACGTGGAGGACGATGTTCGCGCTGACTTGCGCCGCCGCAAAGGGCGCACTAGCACGATCGCTACCTCTGGCGGGGGATTGACGACAGATACTGAAACAAAAAAACCTAGCTTAATTGGGAGGATAAAATAATGAGTAATGTCTTTTCTGCACCTACTCCGAAACCGCCGCCGCCGCCACCAACCGTGGCGCCAAAGCCAGTTGTCCGCCCAGCCGCACCAGTGCAGGCCGGACAGCGCCAAAACGAGGAGAAAAAACTTATGAAGCGTGTGCGCACCGGACTGGGCACACAAGCGCGGCGACCGTCTGTTCTTGGTGCGTCAGGTAGCAGCACCACAAAAACATTGTTGGGACAATAAATGGCTGCCGACGAACGCGCCGTATCGCTTATTAGGCGCTTAGACAAGCTCAAGTCTGTCCGTGGCACTTGGGAAGAACACTGGCAGCAAATTGCTGACTACATTGTGCCGCGCAAAGGCAATGTGACTCGCAAGCGCACTGCCGGCGCTAAACGCATGGAGATGGTATTCGACGGCACGGCAATCCACGCGGCTGAGTTGTTGTCGGCATCCCTCCACGGCATGCTGACGAACCCAAACCTTTCATGGTTTGAGCTTGCCTACATGGAACGCGAGTACAACCAGGACGACGCGGCAAAAGAATATCTTGAATCTGTCGGGGAGATAATGAACCGAGAGTTTCAGCGCAGTAATTTTTCTGAGCAAGTACACGAGCTGTACCACGACCTGGTGACGTTTGGCACCGCCGTCATGTTTATAACGGACGCGCCAGACAATAACGGTGTTAGGTTTGCTACTCGCCATATTAGCGAATGCTTCATTGCCGAAGATGAGTTTGGTCGCGTCGATACAGTCTATCGAGAATTCAAAATGAGCTTGCGCAGCATGGCGCGCCAGTTTGGCGAAGACGCAATTGGCGACGAGATGCTGCGAAAGCTAGAAAAAGACCCATACGACGAGGTCGCGATTGTTCACGTCGTTATGCCGCGCGATGAGCGTGACGCGCAGCGCATCGACAGCAAGAACAAGCCCTTTGCCAGCATCTACATTGAGCCGAAGCAAAAGATTGTTTTGAGTGAAGGCGGCTTTGACGAGTTTCCATACGTTTGCCCAAGATTTTTGAAATCTACAAGCGACGAGGGTGGCTATGGAAGGTCGCCTGCGATGACGGCATTGCCCGACACCGCCATGATTAACGCCATGAGTAAGACGACGATCGCGGCAGCACAGAAGCAAGTCGATCCGCCGCTCATGGTGCCGGATGATGGTTTCGTTTTGCCGGTCAGGACCAAGCCCGGCGGCTTGAACTATTACCGCAGTGGTACTCGTGACCGAATCGAGCCTCTTAACATTGGCGCGAACAATCCCCTGGGCTTGAACATCGAGCAACAGCGCCGCGAGGCAATC